TCCTTTTATATCTATGACACCAGTTATTATGCCTCATAGATTTCATGGAAGATCTATTGCAGAATTAGTAGAAGACATACAATTAATTAAATCTACTGTTATGAGACAAATGTTAGATAATATGTATCTAACAAACAATAACAGAATAGCTGTCCAAGATGGACAAGTAGCTATGGATGATCTTTTAACAAATCGTCCAGGAGGAATTGTTAGAACTAAACAACCACCTCAAAATGTTATGATGCCTATTCAGGCACAACCTATTACGGAACAGGCTAGCGGAATGTTAGCTTATCTAGATTCTGTTAAAGAAACTAGAACAGGGGTTACAAGACAATCCCAAGGGCTAGATGCTGACACTTTAAATAAAACAGCAACTGGACAAAACCAAATTCTGACACAATCACAAATGAGAATGGAGTTAATTGCCAGGATCTTTGCTGAAACAGGTGTTAAGGATCTAGCTTTAAAAATATTTGAATTAGTTTGCAAATACCAAAACAAAGAAAAGATTGTAAGAATCAGAGGTAAGTATATACCTATGAGACCTTACGAATGGAAAGATAGAGTTAATGTTTCTGTAACTGTAGGATTAGGTACAGGATCAAAAGAACAACAATTAATTTTATTACATTCAATATTACAAAAACAAATGGAAGCTATAAACTTACAACAAAATGTTTATGGCCCAATGGTTAATTTAAGAAATATATATAATACCTTAAAGAAATTAATTGAGAATGCAGGACTAAATGGAGTAGAACCATACTTTATGGATCCAGATGTCGGTGCAGCTCAAATGCCTCAATTGCCTCCTAAACCACCAACTGAGTTTGAGAAAGTAACATTAGCTCAAGTACAAGGTGAAAATCAAAGAGCACAGCTTAAAGCTGAAACTGAGTCTAAACGTATAGAATCTATGATGAGACAAGCATTACTTGACTTTGAATTAAAAGTTAAAGAAATGGAATTACAATATGGTTCTAAAATAGATGAGCTTGAATTAAAACGAAGAAGTATGTTAGAACAAGAAGATCTTAAATCATCTGGTAATTTGATGAAAGAGATAGTAAAAGGACAACAACAATTCTTTAATGATAAACAAAATGGACAAGCAAATCAGGGAAGGGCACCGAGCAGCCCAACTTCTAGACGATCCCCTACTAAAACAAGCGTTTGAGGATCTACTAGAAACATATAAGCAAGAAATTTTTAATACAAGTTTTGCTGAGGATGATAAACGTAAATCTCTATGGATGGCATATAATATGCTAGACAAAATTAGAGGTCATTTACAAACTATCATGCAAAGCGGAAAATTAGCTTCAAAAGATTTGGAGCTACTTCAAAAACAAGGCTAACCTTTTAGGAGCCTTACACACGCCAACCAATCAATGAAAGGAGCGTTATGGCAGAAAGTACTAATGTACAAGGTGCTGCTGAGAAAATCTCTGGATTACTGAATCCTAACAAGGACAATCAAGTACCAGAAAAAAAAGCAGAACCATCAGAGCAACCTCAAGAAGAAGTAAAAAAAGAGGAACCTTCACAAGAGAGTCAATCATCGTCTGGTGAAACTCAAAAAGAAGAAGCATCTGAAAATACTGAGATCAAAGAAGAAACGCAAACAGAATTAGAGGAACCAAATCTCCACCGTGTTAAAGTTAGCGGTCAAGAGTTAGAAGTTACCCTCGATGAGCTGAAAGCAGGTTATTCTAGAGACTCGGATTATAGACAAAAGACTCACACTTTAGGCTTAGAGAAAAAAGATCTTGAAGCTCAAAAGTCAAGTCTTCGTCAAAATTATGACACACGTTTAGGCGAACTAAATGATTTGATATCAACTGCTGATGGCTTTATCAGACAACAGCAAGGTAGCAAAGATCTACAAAAACTTTGGGAAGAAGATCCAACTTCTGCAGCTAGACTGGATTACCAGTTAAGAGAACAAACAAGGCAGATTGACGACATGAAGTCCAAAGCTAAAGATGCTTATACTAAACAGTATGAAGAATACCTTGACACACAAAGACAATTAGCAGCAGCAAAGATACCTGAGTATAGTGACCCCAATAAAGCTGATCAATTTAGAACAGACATGAGATCTTCTTTGAGATCTTATGGTTTTAATGATTCAGAAATTGGTAATTTAGCTGATCACCGTTTCTTAATGGTGATTAAAGATGCAATGGGATATAAATCTGTTAAAGATAAAAAACCTATTGTTCAGAAAAAAGTAGCTAATGCACCTAAGGTTATTAAAGCTGGTATTGCTAAGTCAAATGCAAGTTCAGGACGTGAAGCCATAAAACAAAAGATTGGCAAGTTGCGTAAGTCTGGTCATATTAAAGATGCCCAGTCTGCAATACTTGACATGATTAATCTTAAATCTCAAAACAAAAGGTAAAATACAATGGCACAACCAACAAATACGTTCGACACATATGATAGCGTTGGTGAAAGAGAAGACCTGTCAGATGTTATTTATAACATCTCGCCTACTGACACTCCATTCTTAAGCTCAGCTGCGAAAACACAAGCAACTGCAGTTTTACACGAATGGCAAACTGACAGTTTGGCAGCAGCTTCTACATCAAACGCTGTAATCGAAGGTGACGAAGCCACTTTGGATGCAATTACTGCAACAACTAGATTATCTAACTCTTGTCAAATTATGGACAAAACAGTTGTAATCACAGGTACGCAGGAAGCTGTAGACAAAGCTGGTAGAGCATCTGAGATAGCTTATCAAGTAGCTAAAAGAGCTAAAGAGCTTAAAAGAGACTTGGAAGCAATGCTTACAACAAACAACGCTGAAGTAACAGGTTCAGCAACAGCAGCAAGAGAAATGGGTTCATTAAGAGCATGGGTTGCTACTAATGACGTAATGGGAACTTCAGGTACATCTGGAGCAGCAGGTAATACTGCAGCGACTGACGGTACTCAAAGAGTTTTCACAGAATCTCTTTTGAAATCTGTAATTAAATCAGTATGGGACTCTGGTGGAAATCCAACTATGATTATGGTTGGTCCTTTCAACAAGCAAAAATTATCAGGATTTACTGGTAATAGTACTAGATTCGATGCAGGTGCTGATGCAACTTTATACACATCAGTAGATGTTTACGCTTCTGACTTTGGTCAATTGCAAGTAGTACCTAACAGATTCTCTAGAGATAGAGATGCTTGGGTATTAGACATGGATTTCTGGGGAGTAGCTTTCTTAAGAGACTTCCACATGCATGATCTTGCAAAAACTGGAGACACAGAGAAAAAACAACTGCTTTTAGAGGCAACTCTAGAATCAAGAAATGAAGCTGCAAGCGGCTGCGTAGCTGACTTAACAACTTCATAATAATATAAATGCGTAGGGGAGTAACCTCAAATCTACTCCCCTTGCACCTTAATAACATTGAAGTCTTGAGAGGGGTTAAAGACGGAACAATGAGGAAACAAAATGAGAACATTAAACGACTATTTTTTAACATCAACAATTGCAGACATTAGTACAGCATCATCAACATTCGTGCCTGTACCTGATGGAGGCAAAGTAATCAAAATTATAACTGCACTTCAAGGTGCAATTGGAACAGCTGATGGCGGAATTACTTTCGAAATTGGCGGAACAGCTATAACTGGTGGCGGAATTACAGTAACACAATCTGGATCTGCAGCTGGAGACGTAGATACAGCAGAACCAACAGCAGCTAACGAAGTTGCTGAAGGTGGAACTATTGAAATGATAACTGATGGAGCTTCTAGTAATACAATTAAACTTGTTGTTACATTCGTTATAAGAAGATAATTTAAATCGGTAAATGTTCCTGGAACGTTCTGGGAACATTACCAAAACATAAGGAGAACAAAATATGAACTATGGTTTAAGACATGGAACTGTTCACAAGCTAACTTCTGGAAGTTCATCTTCTGCAAGTTCAGCTTTTTCAGCTAATATAGAATATATAAGAGTTGTAGGCACTATTGCGTGTCATATACATATAGCACCATCACCAACAGCAACTACAAGTACTACTTATTTACCTGCAGGCGAAGTTGAAACTATTAAAGTTTCAGCTGGAGAAAAGATTGCAGTATTAAGAATTGGTGGTTCTGACGGAGAATTATACGCTACAGAATTAACTGAATAATGGCTAAGGTACGAGCAACAGAATGGAATGCTGATGCTAGTAAGACTAAATACATCCAAGAGTCTGACGGCAAATTAACAATTAATAATCAGCAAAATCTCAATCCTTTAATGAAAAGGAATAAAGAATTATATACATCTAATGATGGATATACTGCTTCAAGAGATATGAGAAGGATTGCTAGTGTACCACCTATTATTCTTCAAATTTGGACTAAAGAATATAATGGCACACGAAACTGGTGGGCTTTACCAAAAGAAATACAAAAGAAAATAATGAGACAAAAACTAAACAGTAATGAGTTTAGATATTTTAGAACGTCAGAAGGAGCTTTATAATGGCAGTATCAACATACACAGAATTAAAAGCATCTATAGCTAATTGGTTAAATAGAAGTGATTTATCAGATGAGATTGCTGATGACTTTATTAAATTAACTGAAGCAGATTATAATGCTAAATTAAGAATTAGAGAAATGGAACAGATAGATACTGTTACTATTAATGCTGAAACTGTAACTGTACCTACAGGATTTATAGCTGTTAGATCATTTTATATTTTACAATCATCTAACAAGTATCCTTTAGAATTTATGACTCCACATAATATGTTTGAAACTAAAGGTGGATCTAGTTCTGGTAGACCTAGAGTTTATACAATTGAAGCAGATAATGAAACAGATCAGTTTAGATTTGCTCCTAGTCCTGATACTAGCTATACAGGATATTTATCATATTACAAAAATATTGAAGCATTAAGTTCTTCTAATGCATCTAACCCAATATTATCAAAACATCCAGGCATTTATTTATATGGAAGTCTTTATCATGCATCTAATTTTTTAGGAGGCATGGATCCAAGTCAATCTCAGAA